TTGCTCCTTGACGAAATCGACCTTGCCTCAAACAAGATTCTCTGTCTCCAATCCATCCTTGAAGGTAAAGGAGTTTTCCTTAAAAAGATTGGAAGATACGTCAAACCAGCAGCAGGGTTCAACGTTATTGCCACCGCAAATACTAAAGGTAAAGGTTCAGACGACGGACGATTTGTTGGAACTAACGTGCTCAACGAAGCCTTTCTTGAAAGGTTCCCAGTAACATTTGAGCAACAGTATCCTACTCCTGCTAGTGAGCAGAAGATCCTAGAAGCATTATGTGAGGATAAGGATTTCTGTAAGAGACTAGTAGACTGGGCAGACATCATCCGTAAGACCTTCTTTGATGGTGGTATAGATGAGGTCATTAGTACACGTCGTTTGGTTCATATTGTTAGAGCATTCCAGATCTTTGGTAATCGTGCCAAGGCAATTACCACTTGCATCTCTCGTTTTGACGATGAAACTAAGCAAGCATTTCAGGAATTGTATGACAAGGTTGACGCAGACGTGGACTTCGAGGTATAATAATGGCATGGTGGTTACTACATGATGTTTTAGAGGAAATGGAACAAGCAAATCTTAAGGGTGGAATGGGTGATGATCACATCACCCTAGACCCGAACTCTGGTAATGCAGGGGTTCACGTAATATACGATCCTAAACTAGGGATTGACAACAACAAGGTGAGGTGTAAGTATGAAGAGGATGAGATCCTTAGGAAAGCTAGTGAGTATATCACTAGTACTTACTCTGCTCATTATACTAATGAGGGATCAAACATTCAGACACTTGATCTTATCGAATCAGTTGGTGACGCTGAAGCATTTTGTAGATCTAATGCTATAAAGTACTTAAGTCGTTATGACAAGAAGGGTCGTCCACAACATGATATACTAAAGGCAATACATTATTGCGTATTATTGTACCATTTTACATCCAAACCAATAGAGGAGAATTCTCAACCTTATGAAACTTTCTAAAAGTACTCTTGATATTCTCAAGAATTTCTCTAACATTAATCAGTCTATTTGTTTCAAGGAAGGTACTGAGTTATCTACTCTATCCATCCAGAAGAACATTCTGTCTCGTGCTATAGTGGAAGAGAAGTTCCCAAAGAATTTTGCCATTTATGATTTGGGTGAATTCCTTAATGGACTTACTCTATTTGAGGATCCTGAGTTTAATTTTGATAATGATAGTTATGTTATCATTAAAGACAAGAGAAATACTTCAAGGTATTTCTTTGCTGATCCATCTACTATTGTTCAACCACCAGAGAATAGAGTGGAACTTCCTAGTAAGGATATTACCTTCTCAGTAGCATGGAGTGATGTTTCCAATATCATTAAGGCTGCAGGTATCTATCAGATAGAGGACTTGGCAGTTGTTGGTGATGGTGAGACTATCAAACTTGTTGTTCGTGATAAGAAGAATGATACTTCAAACACGTATGCTGTTAAGGTAGGTACAACTGATGCTCAGTTCTGTTTTAACTTCAAGGTTGAGAACCTTAAGTTGCTACCAGGTGATTATCAGGTTACAATCAGTAAGCAGAATGCTTCTCTCTTTAGAGATGTAAACCGAGATCTTGAGTATCTCATAGCCCTTGAACCAGATTCAAAGTATGAAGGATGATTTTCTGTGGGTGGAGAAGTACCGCCCACAAACCATTGAGGAATGTATTCTATCATCCGATATTAAGAAGACATTCCAAGCTTTTGTTAAAAAAGGAGAGGTGCCCAACCTTCTTCTAAGTGGTACTGCTGGTATTGGAAAGACCACCGTTGCTAAATGTTTATGTAACCAATTAGGGGCAGATTACTATGTCATTAATGGATCAGATGAGGGAAGGTTTCTTGATACAGTTCGGAATAGTGCCAAGAGCTTTGCGTCTACCGTATCTCTCACAAGTCAGTCGAAACACAAGGTTATCATCATCGACGAGGCAGACAATACCACTCCCGACGTACAACTCCTTCTTAGAGCGAGTATTGAGGAGTTCTCCAGAAACTGCAGATTTATTTTTACCTGCAATTTCAAGAACAAAATCATTGAACCACTCCACTCCAGAACAACTGTAATTGATTGTAATGTACGAACAGACAAGCAAAAGATCGCTGCTAAGTTCTTTGAGCGATGCCGTGATATACTTACCAGAGAAGGCATACGGTATGATGATGCGGTGGTCGCTGAGGTCGTCCAGAAATACTTCCCAGACTTCAGAAGAACGCTCAACGAACTTCAGCGGTATAGCTCCACGGGATCAATCGATACGGGGATCTTGGCAGTCATCAACGATGTTAAACTCGGAGAACTTATTGGAGCATTAAAACGTAAGGAGTTTGGGATAGCACGTAAGTGGATTGTAAGTAATCTCGACAATGATCCCAATGCTATACTGAGAACTGTATACGATAGCTTGTATGATTCTTTATTACCTGCTAGTATACCTCAAGCGGTATTGATAATCGCTAAATATCAATACCAATCAGCATTTGTTGCTGATCAAGAAATTAATTTATTAGCGGCTTTAACTGAAATTATGGTGGAGTGTGAATTCAAATGATTGAAACTAAATTTCCTGGTTATTATGTCACTGAAGATGGTGAAGCATACAGGGAACCAACTTGTAAAAGAGACTATACCCTTATAGAACAGGGTAAGTATGAGACTAAGGATGGTCGGATTAAACTAAGTACATTTCTCAGGGGTCACCCTAAATATCCAGAGCATAGGTACAAGTCCATCAATGTATCTCATAGAATTAATGGAAAATTCCATAAACAAACCAGAGAATACATTCATCATCTGATAGCAAAGACCTTAGTTGCAAATCCAAACAATCTTCCAGAGATTGATCATGTGGATGGTGACAGATTGAATAACCATAAGAATAACTTGGAGTGGGTAACACACCAAGAAAATATGGATCGTTATAAAGCACGTAATAATGAAAAAGTTAAGTAAAAAACAAAGGCACCAAGTTAAATCTAGGTGGTATTATATCTTCTGGGGTGCTGCTACTGTATCCGTATTTGCTGGACAGATGTATGTCGGTTCTGGTTATCGTAAGATGTCTAGATCTATTGAAAAGATATTGGAAGCTCCTATAATGTTAGATGTTGGTCCTAGACACAGAGGTTGGGATCAACATCCTATGTTAACCCCTGAGGGATTGTATTGATGAAGTCTTTAAAGACACCTCTAAGGTACCCAGGAGGCAAATCTAGGGCAGTTCCCAAGCTATTGCAGTGGTTGCCTAGTCGGGAGATTACAGAGTATCGTGAACCCTTTTTGGGTGGTGGATCTATGGCCATAGAGATGACCAAAAGGTTACCTAAAGAGGTTCCTATTTGGGTGAATGATCTATATGAACCACTAGTAAATTTCTGGATGCAGTTGAGAGACTGTGGTAAGGATTTACAAAGGACATTAATAACTGTCAAAAAAGATCATCCTGATCGTGATAGTGCAAGACAATTATTTGAACAAGCTAAGGAGAATTTACATGATCCAGAAAAATCAAAATTTGATAAAGCCTGCTCTTTTTACATCATTAATAAGTGTTCCTTTAGTGGTCTTACTGAATCATCATCGTTCTCCCCACAAGCCAGTGATAGTAACTTCTCCATGCGTGGCATCGAAAAGTTATCCTCTTATTCAGAACTCATCCAGCGATGGGTTATTACAAACGAATCATATCAAGAACTCAGATCAGATGACACCTTAACTTTTGTATATCTTGATCCTCCATATCAAATAGGAGATGCTTTATATGGCAAGAAAGGTGACATGCATAAGTATTTTGATCATAGTGAGTTTGCCGATGAGGTAGACAACTGGTTGTGTAATGTTATGATATCATATAATGATCATCCTGAGATTGTTATGAGATATCTTGAGTGGTGTCAGTATGATTATGCTCATACTTATACTATGAGATCCACAGGTGATTACATGAAGGATCAAAACAAACGTCGTGAATTAGTCATTACAAATTATGGGAAGTTTAGGGGTTCGTGTACTCCCTAGTGGGTACTGTCAGTTGTATCATACTCGTAAAGGTGGCATGTCTACCTTTTGTCCTGGTGCACAGCAAGCAATTATTAATGGTGGAGAAGTCCATGTTACCATGAAGAATGGTAGTGTACAAATTTACAGAATAAACCAGTCTGAGACTGGTGTAGTTGGTCCTGTGAGGACATTTACATGACATATGAACTCAAGGACTGGCTCAATTCTATCAATTACACCAAACAAAATCTTATTGCTGAGGACAGTTCAGCGATATCTTCTTACCCTCCTTATATCGTTAATAGATGTTTGTCTGGCACTATTGATAGCATTTTATTTTCTAATGAGATGAACCTTAATGCACATCTGGATGCAGATATGCAGTACTCCTTCTTGCTAAATACATTGAGAAAACGGAAACGTTTCTCACCTTGGTTGAAGAAGGAACAGATTGAAGATCTGGATCTGGTCAAAAAACACTATGGATATAGTAACGAAAAAGCGAAGGTCGCATTAACTCTTCTTACCAAATCTCAAATTGAATCTCTAAGACAAAAACATGACATGGGAGGAAGAAGATGACAATCTCTGAAGAGGTTAAGTGGACTGCGGATAGTATGGTTGAGGTGGGTCTTAAGGAGCCTGATGATTTCCTTAAAGTGAGAGAGACTCTTACAAGGATTGGTGTAGCATCTAGGAAAGAGAAGAAGTTATATCAGTCATGCCATATACTACACAAACAAGGAAGGTATTTTATAGTACACTTCAAAGAATTGTTTGCTTTGGATGGTAAGAAGGCTAACTTGAGTATCAATGATGTACAACGTAGGAATAGGATTGTACAATTACTTGGTGATTGGGGATTAGTATCTGTTACTTCTAAAGAAACTATTGCAGATGTAGCACCTCTAAGTCAGATAAAAGTTCTTGCTTATAAAGAGAAGGGTGACTGGACTTTAGAAAGTAAGTACAACATTGGTAAGAAGAAGGAAGATTAACCGAATCAGTTTTGACGGTATTCAACACTGACTTATTTGGGAATTTGTGGTTAAATAGTAGTGGATGCCTTCGGGGTCCACAAAACACAAACTCGCTTAATAAGGAGCTACTATCATGACTAACTTAGCAAGGTTTCATGCTGCCAACCTTCCAGAATTAATGGAAAGGATAACTAGGAACAGCATAGGAATGGATGATTACCTCAACAGATTCTGGGATGATACTGTGGTATCAAATTACCCACCATATAATATTGTTGAAGTAAGTAATGTCGAAAGCCGACTGGAAATCGCCTTGGCGGGCTTCAAAAAAGATGAAGTTAAAGTCTTTACGGAGTTTGGAAAACTACATGTACAAGGCAGCAAAGAAGAATCGGAGGAGAATGGAACGTTTAGACATAGAGGATTGGCCAACAGGTCTTTCACTAGGGTCTGGACACTCTCAGATGATACCGAAATACGAGATGTACGATTCGATAACGGACTACTGGTTGTAAAACTTGGTAAGGTAGTTCCTGAGCATCACGCTCGTAAGGATTATATCTGATACACATAGAGGGGTTGACAATTGTTAGCCCCTCTTTTATAATATTCAATAAAGCTTTAAGTCATGGCCAAGAAGGAACCAATAAACGTAACCCCACCTGCAGAGACTGGTCCAATTATTAATACCGACCGTGTTAAGGTTGTTATATTATTTAATGGAGATCAGGTTATTGCTGATGTTCAAGAGGCAGTTGATAAGGAAACTAGTGTACGTCAAGCATACATACTCAACTATCCTTACAGGGTTGATTATGAACAACCAAAATTGGATGGCACTGGTCTAATTACAGATCCAGAAGTTAGAGTTAACTACTCTCCATGGTGTCCACTTACTCCAGAGAATAGAATTCCTATCAATCATAACATGGTTGTTACTATTCTAGAACCAGTACCTAGTCTACGTGATACATACATTACTAATGTTCGCAAGATGGGTGGCAACGTAGAATGAGCGTAAAACTTTTGTTATTGAAGTCTGGTGAGGAAGTAATTACTGAGGCTAAGGAGATCTTAGATCCTGAGACTAAAAACCCAATTGGATTTGCTTTACATAAACCCTTCAGATTGGATATTGTATCCGATGAAGGTGGTATTGTATTCAATAGGGAGAAGGGTTATCAGGTATCTTGGTTTCCTTGGGCACCACTAAGTAAAGATAAAGATTTTTACTTACCTGGTCACCATGTATTGACAGCATATGATCCTCTGGATAGTATTGCTGACCAATATTTACAGGCAATCAAAGAAGAAAATTACGAAAGGAATTTCAAACAACATGAGGACATGATTGCAGGTGTCGATAGTGACCTTGACATGGAGCAATTATTTAAAGACGCAGAAAAATTATTGGAGGATGAAGATGGAGACGATGGTAGTGGTACTCAAGTCGGGAATACACCTGATATCGAAGGTGGAACAACTGGAGGAGGAACCGAATTGCCACCTGCAGGATCCGTACCTAATCAAGGATGATGGTACACTAGAGCCATGGCCCAGTTATACAACTGACACAGACGTGTTGCTTTATTCAGAAACTCTTGCTACAATAGTAGAACCTGATGATGCCATCAGTAAAAAGTACGAACTAGTCACTAAATGAGTTTCTATACCAACGTTCAATTGGTCGGAGACAACTTGCTTTACCTTGGGTACGAGAATGGTGAACGTATTCAGCGGAAGTTTAAGTTCTCTCCGACCCTTTTTGTCGTCACAGATAAGAAGACTAAACATAGAACATTGGATGGTAGGTATGCAAAACCTGTCCAGATGGAATCTATACGTAAGGCAAGAGAATTTGTTGACAAGTATAAGTTCGTAGAAAATTTTGAGGTTCATGGTTATGACAGGTATCTCTACCAATTCATCTCGAAAGAATTTCCTGGCGAGGTCGATTATGACCTTAAAAGTCTTAAGGTTGCATCTCTTGATATTGAGGTGGCATGTGAAAATGGCTTTCCTAACGTGCAGGAATGCGCGGAACCTCTTCTTAGCATTGCAGTCCAAGACTATATCAGCCGTAAGATCAAGGTATGGGGTACCAAACCTTACAGGACGGATCGCAAGGACGTTCAATATATCTTATGTGACAGCGAGGAACATTTGCTCCGTAGTTTTCTTGACTATTGGATTAATAATTTCCCAGATGTTCTCACGGGGTGGAATGTAGAATTGTATGACGTACCATACATCTGTGGACGTATGGAACGTTTGTTTGGTGAACGTGAGATGAAACAGTTGTCTCCATGGCGTATTGTTCATCGTGAAGAGATGGAGATTAAAGGTCGTCAGCAGATCATTTATAATATTTTTGGTATAAATGTTCTCGATTATCTTGATCTTTATAAGAAGTTCACGTACACTAATCAAGAATCATATCGCTTAGACCACATAGCATTTGTGGAACTAGGTCAACAGAAGTTAGATCACAGTGAGTTTGAGAATTTTAAGGAGTTCTATACTCGTGACTGGCAGAAGTTCATTGACTACAACATCAAGGACGTGGAACTTGTTTCCAGACTTGAGGAGAAGATGAAACTTATTGAGCTTGCTATTGCTTTAGCGTATGATGCTAAGGTTAATATGCGAGATGTATATTATCAAGTGAGGATGTGGGATACTCTCATATATAATTTTCTTAAAGATAGAAATCTGGTTGTCCCACCAGCGAAACGATCAGATAAAAATGACAAATACGCAGGAGCTTATGTCAAGGAACCGAAACCAGGACGCTATGATTGGGTTGTTAATTTTGACCTCAATAGCCTCTATCC